ATCGTAAGTAAAAGCTACATCATCTGAACCACTTGCTTGTGTTACAGAAATATCTGGGTCATTAGTAGCACTACCAACAGTAACACTACCATCTACTGTTAACTTACCTTTATTNCCAGTTCCACTACCAAAATTAGCTCTACCATTTTTTAACATATTAAATACAGTAGTACCGTCATCTTGGAATCTTACTAAAGAGTCTGCATCATCATTAAGTCCTGCTACTCGTATTCTAAGACCACTAGAATTATTTGTAGATTCTGCTTTAAAAATTGGTGCTGAACCTGTTAATTCAAGATGTGCTTCAGAACTTTGTGATAATTGTAATTTTTTTGTACCCTGTGTAAAAAATTCAATACCACCTGTTGAAGCATTTTGTGTTTTAAATTGCAATGCACCTGATGTACTATTATATAAAATAATTTCACTTTTTCTATCTGTACCACCACTACTAAAATCAGCTAATAAAGTTCCATCTGTACCACTTAAACTTACATTACCTGAAAAAGTAGAATTACCTGAAGAGTCTATTGTTAATCTATCGCTTCCTGTTGTTTGTAATATTAAACTTTGAGCCGATTGATTTGCTCCTATTTCTGCGTTTGAGGTACTACTATTAACTTTCATAGTTAATCTTTTACTTCCCCCNGACGTAGTTTCCTCTAATCTTATTTCGGGATTTGCTTGATTAATTTCAATAGAATAATCCGGCGTACTGTCTCCTATTCCTAAATTTCCGCTCGCTATATTTACGTTCGTATTAAATGTATTAGTCCCCGACGTTCCTGTTTGTGTAATTTTACCACCTAAATCAATGTCATCTATAAAGGTTGCTGAACCACCATTAGACATATCTAAAGTTAAAGCGGTTATTGTGGAGCCACCATCATTACCTTTAAAAATTATATCTTTATCTTGTACTCTTGACATTACAACTAAGTTGTTTGAAGTATTAGCTAATAATCCAAAATCAGTTCCACCATCTTTTAAGAATATATCGCCTCCATCAGCATCTAAAATAATATCTCCTGCAGTATCTATAGCAAAAAAGTCAGAGCCTGTAACAAGCCTTGTGTGTTCTACGTCATTTTTTTCAAAAACTATTTGGGCTGCTTCTGCAGTATCATCTCTTGATAAACTTAAATATCCTGGCCCAAGTTCAGCACCATTAATATCTCCTAATGAAGCACCTATACCTGCTGCAGTAGTTCTATTAATTAAAAATGTAGTTGCTTTAGTAGTACCTCCAACAGTTGCATTGTTACCATCTAGTATTAAAGGAGTATGTGTACCACCACTTGATGTAGAATTTTTAAATGTTATTGTTGAAGCACTACCTGTATTAGCAGGATAGGCATTTGCAGCAATAGTCATATTTCCACCACTACCAAATATGTTACAATAAGTGAAAGTATTTCCACCAAAAGCAATTCCATTCGGCATTTGTAAATCAAAAGCAGTTGCACCTGAATCTACACAATCTATTGAACCTGGATTTATTCTAATTTGCCCATCGCTATCAATTCTAAGTCTCTCAGAATAAGAACCACCACCTAAAGTTCCAAAAAATAAAGATGTATCTTCTGATGAACCTGTTCTATCTTCATAAATTGCACCTATTCTAGCGTGAGAACCACTTGAAGTTGTATTATGAGCAAAATTAATTGATGTACCATTATTAACAGTTGTATCTGTATTTATTAAATGTAAACCACCAAAACTTGATTGAGTTGTACCACTATCAGAAATTGGCACTTTCACACCATCACTTGCAGTTTCAAGTTTTAAAGAATTATTATAATATAATTTAACTCCTGCATCTGGAATAAAACGAGCAAGATATTCTCCACCCGTTGAGTTTAATTGTATTTCTGAACCGTTTGTTTGTATTGCTAATACACCAGTTCCATTTTCATTTATATAACTATTGCTTCCGTCGTGATATATTTGTAAATCCTCATCTGTTCCAAAAGCTGAAATTACTCCGTCTTTATGTCTTGTACTTCTACTAAATATAGTTCTATCAGCCCCACCATCTACGTGAAAATAAGTATGTACACCTCCGCTACCATTATCATTGTTAAAAATAATATTTCCGTCGTCTTCGTGTTGAGTTATTGTTAAAGAGCCAGTATAGTTTTCTATTTTTGCTCCCCCTCCCGTATGCTCAATCCTCATATCGTGATTACTACCCATAGCAAGAACTGCACTATCAGGAAATACAGTAAATGGTTGTGCTCCACCACCTGCACCATCACAATAAAAATAAGTTTCTCTGCCACCTGAACCATCATCAGCTTGGAACTCTATTCTTTTATCATCTGCATCGTTTCTTATATAAAGATGTCCTGTTAAATTTGTGATAACAGAGTTTGAACCATCGTGTATTAATTGTAAATCATTCCCTGTACCTATATTTAAAGTTTTACTATCTACTAAACTTATATCTCCACCAAAACTCGCATTTGTACTATTTATTTGTAAAAAATTAGTATCATTATCTTGATTTCTTAAGAAAATAGTATTTCCATTAATCGATAATTGTCTATCTAATAAAGATTGTATATGATTTACATTAGTAGTTGAATTATGGAATATTTCAAAATCTGGAACTGCACCAAAAGTTATTTTTGTATTATCTCCCAAAGATACATTTCCTACATTCAAATCTGCTAAAGTATATCCTGTTGCAGTTACATCAACTGTTGTTGTAGGTTCTGTTGTTGTACCTTTAAATAAATTAAATGTATTAGAATCAGAAGCATCAGCAAATAGTCCTAAATATCTATTTGAGCCATCATTATACCTACCATAAAAACCAATATCAACTGAATTAGCTGAATTGTCTTTTGCCATTGAAATTAAAGGGTCTTCTACTGCTAGTGTATCTGTATTCACAGTTGTAGTTGTACCATTAACTGTTAAATCTCCTGCTATTGTAACTGCACCTGAAAATGAAGCAGTTGTACTTCCAACTCTAAATTTTTCTGTGCCACCAATTTGGAAAACTTGGTCAGATGTAGAATTTAAAACTAAAGCACCACCAACCGAATTAAAAGTTATATCATTTGTATTATCTGTGTCTGTTAAGGTTAAAGTTGGTGAAGCATTTGATATTGTAACATTACCACTTGAAGCAATAACACCTGTAACACTAACTCCTGTATTTGTAGTTGCAAATTTATTTGAACCTGCAAAATTTAATTCAACAGAATTTATAGCGTTCATATTTGCTAATATATTTCCACTACCATCTTTAAATACTATATCATTATCTCCAATAATATGTAAATCTCCTGTACCAGTATCTTCTATTACAGATTTAGTACCATCGTGATATATTTGTAAATCATTTGAAGCACCAGCCATAAATTTACCTGTATCAGTACCAATTTTTATGTTACTACTAGCACCTGTAACTGATATTGTTCCTGTTGAATCTATTGTACCTGTGATTGAGACACCACCAGCAGTAGTTTCAATTTTTTTATTACCTTGATACCTTAAGTTTACTCCACCTTGATTTCCTTGAAACCAAGCATTTCCTGTAGCATTATCTCTTATAAAAACATTTTGTGTACCTTCAATATATAAATCCCCTGTACCTGCATCACTAATATATGAGTTGCTACCATCGTGATATATTCTTAAATCTCCACCAGTACCACTTCCAACTTTAATTCTAACATTGTCATTAAACTGCATACCATTAGAAGCAGAAACATTTATTATCTGCTCACTTCCATCTAATTTAAAATAAGTAGTAAAACCCCCACTACCATCATCGCTTCTAAAAATTATATCTTTGTCATTTGCTTCGTTAGTAATATATAAATCGCCATTTGCATTGGTTATTGCTGAATCTGAACCATTATGAAATATTTCTAAATCTCCTGAATTACCAAATTGTGCTTTTACGCTATCGTGTAATCTTATTGATTTTTCAAAATTAGTCCTTTCTTGACTTCCATCTAAATAAAAATAACTAGTAACTCCACCACTACCATCATCAGCTTGAAATATAATATCGGCATCATCTACTTGTTGCTCAATGGTTAAATTACCTGTACCATTTTTAATATGCGAGTTTGTGCCATCGTGAACCATATAAAGGTCAGTAGAATTACCAACACCTAAAAATTTATTATCTATTGCTCTAGTATGTTGACTAAATTCATTTAAAACAAGACCACCATCAACTCTTAAATATTCAGTAAGCCCACCACTACCATCATCTGATTTAAATATAATATCTTTATCATCTGAGCCATTTATAATTTCTAAATTACCAGTGGCATTTTCAATGTAAGAATCAGTACCATTATGATAGATAGCTAAATCTAAACCTGTACCAAACTTTGCTTTTTTATTATCTGGTAAAATTATATCTCCTGTAAATTCTGTATCCCCACTACTTATAATTAATCTATCTGTACCACCTGTTGATATTTCTAATTTACCACTTGAGTTTAATAATATTTCTGCTGTATCATTATTGCCATTTATAAATTGTATTTGTGGAGATGCCCCTGAATTATCATCTAAAACTACATTATCACTAAATGTAGCACCTGTAAATACAGAGCCACCAGTTGCAGTAAGTCCTCCTGTTACAGTTGCGCCATCACTTGTGGTTTCAAATTTCTTACTATCATTAAAGTACAACTCAACTTTACCACCACCATAAAAGGCAGCCATTGTTCTATCTGATGTATCTTTAACTACTATGTTATTGTTACCTTTTAAAAGTCCATTAACTTGTAAATTGCCACCGATTGTAACATTGTCAGGTAAACCTATTTGTAATTGCTGACTACCTGCTGAAGTTTCTATTTCGTTAGCAGTACCTACTATTGCGAACACTTGGCTATCTAAATCTACTGAACCTGTACCACTATCGCCACTAAAATCTAAATCTTCTAATGTTATTTGTGAAGCTACATATGTTATAATTGCAGCACTTGTTGGTATGCTTGTGTCGTTATTATTATTTGCGATTCCATCTGCGTTATCTACAAATTTAGATATTGTAATATTTTCTCCTGTGTCTTTTAAACTACCAAATTCTAAAATATTTGTTACCTTAAAATCACCTGCGTTATTTAAATGTATTCCTGTGGCATTTCCAGAACCATCTGATAATTCTCTTAATGATGAACTTATTACAGCATTATCAATAGTCTTAATAAGCCCTACATAAGTATTTGAAATTTTAGTATTTAATAGACTTGCCATAATTTATTTTTTTTTTATTTTCTTCCTTTTTTAAAAAAGTTTTTAATTTTTCAATATTTTCTTTTTTTGGTTTATAACTCATAAAACCCAACCATTAAATGTAGCATCTTGACTTGGATTTATATCATCATTACTATTGCTAGTATATTCTGGAAAATCGCTATTTCTAAAATTTATATAATCTATAAATCTTCTAGTGTACCACTGTGCATTTGTTCTTGCTTTTTCCACCAAATAATCTACTTCATTTTTTGAGACAGTTTCACTTGTCTCACTTGTGTGTTTAAAAACACCACCATTACGTACTTGATATGCTGCAAAAGGCAAATAATCCACTTGCGAATACCAAATTAGCATTGGCACAATATAGTCGTTTAATAATGTTTTGTATTTAGCATTATCACTAAGGTCAATATCCCCTGTACTAATTAATGTGCTTATCTTATTATATAACTCTGTTCCTAGATAGTTTTGTATATGTATTTCTTGTGCAAGTTTTATAAATTGTATAAACTTGTCAGTATCTACATTCCCATCCATTATGGAATTGCGAATTAAATCTGTTCTATTTATAAAAAGTACTGTTGCCATTATTTCTTTTTACTTTTTGGTGACCAATTAGGGTGATGCCCATTGTTTGGCATATCTTTAGGTGCTTTTTTTGCATCTCTCCAACCTCTTGGTCTACCCTCATAGGTTTTTGGTATGCTATCAACTTCTACATAATCTTTTATCTTGTCTGATTTTTCTATGTATTTACCATTGGTTTTTTTCTTTAACCTATAAAGTTGT